AGGATCTTCGGTAATACGAAGTCAGACGATGGAAGAGTGGTACTCAATGAGGATGGCTTGGGCTGCATCTGGGAGCGCGCCAGGCGCTACGGTTACGTGGAATACGCGCGAAGGTGAAGAGAAAAGCCGGTTAAACAAACGCGGTTTTTTGGTGAATTACACCCTCGAAGAGTTACTACGACATGTCAACAAGCCAGAGAGTGCGGCATTATATAGCAAATCGGCAACTAAGTTTGAGAATGCTAAATTACGTGCTATATGGAACACTGGGATCGAACACTATTTAGCACAATCATATATATTGGAGTTGTTCGAAACTGGGTGTGTATCCGGTAATTGGAATAGTGGGTATTCAGATGCCTACGATAGGGTACAAGGTGATTTAAGACGCTTGCTCCTATTAGATAGCAACACTGGAAATATGTTTGATTTTTCAGACTTCAATATTAATCATCTACATTTTACGATCGTTACATTATTTAATGAGACGGTTGCAGGGATCATGAGTCGGCTAGACTATATAGATAGGGACAGAAGGCAATCATGTAAACGCGATTTACGAAAATGTAGGAACTGGGTCAACGAAGCTAGGGTTAATACTTACATGGAGGACACGAATACAGGAACTATAGCACGGGTAGTAAGATCGCTACTATCGGGGGAGCGAGCCACTAGCTTTACTAATACAGCTTGCAATAGATGCTATGAGATAATGGTATCGTGGTATGCCATGGAACATTTAGGATATCAGATACTAAAACAACCATCATACCATCAGGGCGATGACGCGTATGAGATATGTGAAAACGTAATTCATAGCACGCTAGTATGTTGTGTGAATAATATACTCGCTTTTGCAGGGCAGGTATATAAAATAAGCGCAGACTACCGATACAGGGGCGAGTTCTTGAGGCTATCCTATGACAGTAAGATCGGGTTAATATGTGGTTACCCGATTAGGACTTGTATGGGATTAATAGCAGGGGAATTCTTCGAAGAAAACATGATAGAGCCAGGCGATCGAATCGGGGCATACATAGGCCAAGCTCAAAAGTTAAGTCGCAGAGGTTGTTGTATACCAAACGGGCTACTGGATTTTATGATGGGTAAACGGG